TTACAAGTGACCTTTCATTACAGGATCAATATGAGAGTGATTTTTATCGATTAGGCTTAAGATGGCCTTCCATTCGTGGTGTTGATAATTATGAATGTTCGGTTAATGGCCTTCCATTCAGCCTTGGTGATTGTAAACTCAAGGGTATGGGTTATGAGCAGGCTGAGAAGCTTTCTTGCTACAGCTCATGTGATTACCTCCAAAATAGAAAGCGTTCCATAGAGCAACCGATAGCACTCTTAAATTATAGCTTCTGGTTAATTCAAAGAAATTACGTAGAGGATAGAATGTTACAAGATAATAAAGAGGTTCCTTTTAAATCCAGAGACTTTGTATTCTTTGATGAAGCACATAAAGTTGATGAGATTGTACAGGGACACTTTAGCCCTAGGATTGATATTGGTATTGTAGATAGATTTGGACTTGCTAATAGATTTATACAGAAGCAAGATATTGGAACTCCAATACAAACCCTAGGTAGTATTAAATCAATTGTAACTAAACTCCTAACTGAAAAAAGTAAACCAGCTCTATTTGAAGCAATGCAAGATTTTAGAAAGATTGCTAAAGTTTATAGAAAGGCTGCGCAAATAACAAAGGCTCAAGCTGGTAAAAGATTTAAGAATAGAGAAGTTCCAAGAGATTGGGCTACTGCCTTAACTACGTTCGATCGCATTAAGGATGTCTATTGTAAGTTTGATGACTATGTTGCCTTGATCAAAGATGTTGGCGTAGATAGCATGGTAATCAACCAGATGGAAGATGAAGCTAAGTTTATGTGTGTTGAAGAAGGGCGGATGATTCAAAAATATTTACATGACAGAGCCGGCTTTAAAGTTTTTATGAGTGCAACAATTGGAGATCCAAGAGCGTTTGTAAAAATAATGGGAATTAAGAATGCTAAATTTATTAGAGTTCCAAATGCATTTAATTATGATAAGTCTCCAGTTGTCTTTGTAAATAGACATAAACTTTCATTTAGAGAAAGAGAGGCTAGCCTACCAAAGGTAGTTAAAATATTAGATCAAATTATAAGTAAGCATTCTGGTCAACGTGGAGTTATTCATACTGGATCATATATGTTTGCAAACTATATTAAACAGAATTCTAAGCATACCTTTAGATTAATGGACTATGAGAATTCAAAAGATAAGAAGGGTATTATTGAATTGTTTAAAAAGAAAGATGATGCAGTTCTTATGGGACCTTCTCTTCTTGAAGGTTTAGATTTAAAGGATGATATTAGTAGATTTCAAATCTTTTTTAAAGTTCCTTATCCTAATGTAAGCGATCCTTTAATTAAAGCAAAAATGCAACATTCAAAAGAGTGGTATGATTGGAAGACCGGTATTTCTATAATGCAAGGAGTTGGAAGATCTGTAAGAAGTAAAGATGATTGGGCGGTAACTTATGTCCTGGATGCTTGCTTTAGAAGCTTGATAAATAAAAAGGGATTCTTTCCACCCAGCTTTCAGGAAAGGATTAAAACTATAAAATAATGACATATACATCGATTACAATAGATAATTTTTATAATAACCCGGATGAGGTTAGAGATTATATACTTACACAAGATTTTAATATTACTGGAAACTTTCCAGGCAAAAGAACAGAGCCTATATTAAATGAAAGCACAACAGAGTATATTAGCAAACTTATATCACATGAGGGTGAAGTTGATTGGGCTAATAATAAAGAGTACAATGGTTCATTTCAATATACTACCAATGACGACACAAGTTGGATTCACGCAGATGAACATAATCACTGGGCTGGAGTTTTATACTTAACGCCAAACGCACCTTTAGATTCCGGAACTGGAATATTTAAACATAAAGAGACTGGGTTGTATAAAATACCTAGAATGATAGATGGTAGCATTGATCGAGAATTAACTAATAAAATTTATAATGATGCAGGTGATATTTCAAAATGGGAGCTTGTAAACTATATTGGTAATGTTTATAATAGATTAGTAATATATCAAGGAGATCTATTTCATACATCATTAAAATATTTTGGAAACAATTTAGAAGACGGAAGGTTATTTCAAACTTTCTTCTTCGATACACTTAAATAAAAAAAATGGGATTTAACAAATTATTTTTACCGGATCTTAAGGATTTAAAAAAGTCACTCCTAGAAAGGGGCAACGAAGAGTTTAGTAATCACTGGATTCGTAGATACAATAAAGCTGACGCAATCATTGGACCTACAGAATCTTCTGAATTTATTAAACAATTTATAAATATGAAGTATAATGAAGATATTAAGGCGGATAAAAAATCTTCTAAATAGAGAGAACATGGAAAATCAAACAATAACTAAACCAGAACAACAATTTTATGTTTGGTCGAAAACTGAAAAACTAGGAACTGTTGTAGAAGTAGATCATGAAAAGAAAGATTCTAAATGGCTTATATTTAAAAATGGTACAAAAATTAATAGAACATTAATAAATGAAATGCTATTGCCTGCAAATACGATTGAGCAAGCCAATAGTATATCTAAAGATTTTGGCGGCATTGGAACTTCTGTTAGTAAAAAACAAAATAAGGCTGCAGATGTAGTGGAGGGAATTACAACTAAAGCTGCTGAAGTTAAAGTTGCTGAAGTTAATGTTATGATGGAAATGCTAAAAAAAATTAGCAAGAAGAATAAGGCTAACATGCCTGTTGAAATAAACATCCCTTCTAAATCAGTATATGAAATGCTACAAGATCAAATGGATTTAGATCCGGAAGAGCTTAATACTCAAATCGGGCTGCTTGTAGAAAATCAGATAAATAATCTACAAACACAATTAAAAGAACAAATTACAAATTTTATAACTAATTATTACGAAAATGGCAGAACAAACACAACAGATCCCACCAAATAGAAGAATGCGTAGAATGCAGATGAAAGAGTCTGGGGTTTTAGGAGCAATCAGTAAATTATCTTATTCACATCCTATTAAAAAGCAGATTCGTCAGCAAAATCAGGAGAATGGTAGAAGAATTCATCAAATGCACGTGGATAGACATGAAGCAACAATGGCTACTTTTTATGAAGAAAGATTACAGGCTGCTAAATCCGATTGGTTCGGACAAGGCTATGTTAAAGAAGAAATAGAATTATTAGAAGAGGCATGGGCTCTTGCTACTATTAAAGATAAAGAATCTTATAGAGAAGATAAGAAAAAAGCTAAGGCTTTGCGTAAACAAGTGGCTGAAATGAGAGCTACTAGAACTAAGTAATATATGATAACAATTACAATCGAGCCAGCAGATAATGGCCTTGTTAAATTTTTAATTGACGATAACATAAACGGCGGTGGTGAAGAACATGTCGCTAGAAGGGTTTATGATTTTGATTGTAGTACTGGTAGGCATAATCAAGTTAAATTTGTAAATGATTTAATTTTAGATTTAGGCTTAGATATTGGAACACAATTAGATTCAGATAAATTAACTATAAGCTTAGACTGGGGAACTCAATATTCTCCGACTCAATCTGAATTAAAAAATAAAGTTAAACTTCTTGAGGGTCAACTTAAAAAGTATAACGCTCAAATAAAATAATGAAATTGAAAGTAGAAGGCGTTTGGTGTAAAACACGAACTGAATTTGATAGACTATCTAAGGCAAGCGCCTATGATTTGTCAGTATCTTATTTTGATGTATTTAATCGTTTGGTTAAAAGTGATCCTTACAACAAAGAGCCTTCTAATTTAATCATTTCACTCTATATTAGAAAAATGATTAATAAAGCTATTAAGAATAAGGCAGATGGAGAACATTTAAAAATGATTTATATGTTTAAAGATTTAAATACCGATACAGTTTCAAATTTTAAATCCTTTATAGAACATATTACAGATGCACATGTAGAACTAGACTTAGTTATTATTAATAGATGTGATTACCCTAAGAAGGGAGTATTAAGCAAGTTTGATAGTGTTAGATTTATAGATAATGATTAAACATCAATTGTTTGCTAAAGGTGATACTGTGCATGCTCTTATATCTACTACACAAAATCCAAACATTTTATTTCCAGTAAGAGCTATAATTTACGACGTTAAATTTAACGACATCAACCCTCAGTATCAGATTAGAATAAAAAACCTTTACGATAATATTTATTATTTAAAACACTATATGTTTGGTGGTAGATTTATTAAAGACTTTGATAATAAAGATACTAAAATAAATGTTAAACGAGATGGTTATACTACGGTAAAGCAAGTTGAAGAAGAACTATTTAATGGCAAGAACTGGAAAAGTTATCTTTTATTAGTAGATTCTATATTTTGTACAAAAACCAGAGTTGAGCAAACTGTACTCTTTAATAAAATAAATACGTTTCATATTCAAATGAAATTAAAAGAGATCTATGAACTTACAAATAGATCTATATACAGCAATGGCCAATTTTATTTCCATACAAAAGGGGAATATATAAAATCTATAGAGAAATTCTTAGGAAGTAGGATGCCCGATGATAAAAACTGGGCTAGTGATTTACTTAATAGACCAGGTGCTGATGAATTAGATAGCATAGAATGGGTCTAGTATAATATCCTACTCTAATTCTTAAGATATATAAATAAAATAATTAGAGTTTAAATGGCATATTACTTTCGAAAATGGGATGAGGCTGGAGAAAATGCCACTATTACTGGAGACTCTTCAAATGGGACTGGTGATATAACCATCACTCATGCAGATGTGGAACATCCGGCTCCTACTTTTCTGGCTATATGGACAGGCGCTCCTGGATATGATGGAAGAACAATAGAACGTACGCTTCCATATTCTTTTCAACCGGAAGATGTTAAAGATTATTTAGATGAGGTCAGAATTGTTGGCTATCTATATCCACCCGCACCTCCATCAATGCCTATTATTGTAAAGGCTGTACCACCAGAAGAACGTCCGGAATCAGAAAGTATTTATGGCAAGACATTAATACCTTCTCAAAAGTTTGAAGCTGCTAGTGGAGAGATTCATGCTGGTGATGGAGTTAGAAGTAAATTTAATGGTTGGTCATTATTTAAGTTTTTAAATCAACCTGGAATTTCAGACCCTAAAGATGTAACATTTAATGACTATTCTACAACAGTAACATCTGATGATCTTATCAATCCAACTGCAAATAGAATAATTAATTATGCTGCTAATTTAACATCGTTAAGTGTTAATTATAAACATAATGATTTCTTAGCGACTGAGCACTTTGGTACTATTTCTAATGATTATATGATAACCTTACGAAGGTTCGCATACCCAGTGCCAGATGATATTGTAAACACTTCGGATTTTCAGACTGGTAAAACAGAGGCTGTTGATATAACACAGCCTGATTTGGCAAGAGCAATCACATGGCTTAGCCCTGCATTGGGTAATGATTTAAAGGACGTTCTTAAATTTGCTTATAAGTTTAAATGGAAAGATGCAGAATCTTCAATGCAAGAACTTAATGCTGGTTCTGCACAAAACAAGAGAGGTAAGTTAGGGGCTGCTATTGATGGAAGTAGTTTATTTTCAGCAGTTGAAAGTGGGGTTAATGGTTATTCAGCAGATGCTGCCGCAAGAAAAAAATCTAGAGGTGATGGTTATGATGCAATGTCATCAACATACCCTAACCACGTGTACGGACCTTTAAATGTTATTAAAAAAGTTTTAGTAAGAGAACAAGGTTTAGAATTTGAACAATCGTTCCCATTAAATTTTTATTATGATTTAAAGGGATATCCTGGAACTAGTCCGAGAGTTGCATTTATGGATGTAATGTCTAATTTACTTGCACTTACATATAACAACGCTCCGTTTTGGGGTGGTGGTGCAAGATGGGTAGGTGGTTCTGGTGCAAGTAGTACTGGTAAACCATTTGGTGATTATGATAAACTTAAAAGTGGTGATTATGCAGGTTTTGCAACATCATTAGTAAGTGGTTTTTCTAAGAAATTCTCTGCTGGAGCCAAAGATGTTGGTGGAGCAGCTAGTGGCTTTTTTGCTGCTGCTGGTAAGGGAGAGTTTGGTGAAGCATTAAACGCACTTGGAGATTCAAAAATTTTAGATAATATTATTGGTGGTGGACTTATGAAACTCTTAGGAGGACCTGGTGCACAGGGTGGACAAACCGCTGCTGCATTTTTAACAGGAGATCCTACTGGACAATGGCATGTTACTATTGGAAATCCAATGTCTCCAATTTTAGTTTGTGGTAACCTTGCACTAGAAAGTTCAGAGTTATCATTTGAAGGACCTCTTGGTTTTGAAGGATTTCCTACTAAGATGAAATTATCAGTTACTCTTAAGCCTGCAAGGCCAAGAGATAAATCTGAAATTGAAAGTATGTTTAACGCTGGTAAGGGTAGATTCTACTTAACACCAGATACCGCTGGTGCAAGAAATCTTGATGATGTAATTGATGTTTCAGAATACGGTAATAAAGATAGGATTAAGAGTGGTATGGTGAATAGAATATCAGACTTTTCTTCAGGATAATATTAAGACTTATGAAATTAAAATCTATTTTAAATAAAATTAACGATACTGTTCGAGTAATACTTGTTCAGCCTACCATGGTGTTTAGAGTTCTTGGAGATCAATCTCTTAAAACACTACATTATGTGGATGCTGATGAGGTAGCTCGCCCAGACTTAATTGCAGATAAATATTATGGTGATCATACTAAGGTGGATATTATATTAAAGTATAATAGAATATCTGATCCTTTTAGTATTAAGGAAGGTGAAATTCTTAGAATTCCTGTAGAAACTATAGCATATTATAAATTAGAAAGGCCTAACTTAAACGAGGCCGCTAATGCTGTAAAACAGCAATTTATAGATACTAAAAGATTAAACCCAAAAGACCAAGCCAAAATTGATCGCCTTAAAAAGAAGTACGGTAAAGATGAACTACTTCCACCGAACGTAGTTCCAACTGGTAAAAAGACATATGACTTTGTGGGTGGAATGCTTAGAATGGGTAAACAATCACAGACTGCAGATGTTACTGATTCTTCAACATTAGATAATTTAAATGCTGAAGATTTATTAGATGCATTAGATAGTGCAGTTGGTACTGGTGGTGACGCTGGTGGCCAAGATTACAATGTTCGATACCAAGATGGATTTGATGATGGATTTGATGAGGGATTAGAACAAGGAATTACTAATGCCGGAGGCGGTTCAGGTGATGATTCTGGAACACCAGGAGGTGGCCCGGCAGATTCAACTGGAGATAATAGTGATGATGGTACTGCTCCGCGTGGTGGTTCAGATAATAATAATGGTGATGGTGATGATGATTCTCCATGTGCTAAATAAACTAAAACATGGATTTAGAACAACACATATTAGCGGTAGTAGAACCGGAGTTAAGTCCAACTGAAATAACGTTTGAAGATTTTAACGAAGAGGATGGCGGTGATCGCCAAAGTAAAACAATTGGTGCAGTAGCTCCGGTGGTACAGGTAAATGGTTTTCAATTTACTGGAGAAATGATAGAACGTGTTAACTTAAATCTATCTGATGTACTTCCTAGTATTAAACTTGTTTTAAATGACACAACACAAGCATTTGGTCTAGAGTTTATGCCAAGAGATGGTGATGTTATTACATTGTTAATTAATTCTAAAAACACAGACACTTTTAAAACAATACACATGGATTTTGAAATAACTAGTATTTCATTATCTACTGATGAAGAAGATGGCAGCCCTGAAATCAACATTTCAGGTAATGCAAAAATACCTAAATATTTTGCGGAGACTTGTAGAAACTTTGAAGCTGGAACTTCTTTAGATCATTTAGAGCTTATTGCTAGGGATCTTAAAATAGGATTAGCAACTAATATTGAAACTACTGATGATTCAATGCCAAGAGTTCAGCCATATATACCTACTTTTCAATTTATTGAAGATATTGTAGACAATTCATATATAGCAGAAAATTCTTTTCAAAGATATCACATAGATCAATTTTATTATTTAAATTTTGTAGATGTGAATAAAGTATTTAATTCTGAAAATAGTAGTATTGAAACTTTACAAGAATCTTTAACTACATTTGCTACTAGTATTGCCGAAGAAGGTAATAATGCAACCGAAGAAGGTGCTGATAATATTCCATCTAAATTAATTCTTACAAATGCCAAAGATGCACAAGGCACAAATATGTTTATTAAAGAACATAAGCTTAAAAATAATTCTAATAGAGTAAGTCAAGAAAATGGATACACGCGTAATATTATGTATTATGATGATAATAATCCAGATGTTAAGTTAACAGAGTTAACTGTGGCTGCTCAGGTTTCAGAAAATTTAGCAGATATTGATGAGCCACTAAGGGGTCGTAGAGGTGAAACTGAGTTTGAAGAGCAAGTTAAGTTTAAGTATATGGGTAGACATAATACTGGTGAGGATGGATTGGGTAATGTACATTCAAATGCTTTATTTAGTGAATTAAATAATTATCAAAATAACGCTGAGTTAGATAAGATGAAAGTTATTGTAAAGCTAGAAGCATTTAATCCATCATTATATAAATACCAAAAAGTACCTCTTTTAATTTATAATTATGAAAGAGAAGTAGTTGAAATTGCTAAAGAACTTAAAACAGCTAAAGAGGCAAAGGGTTTAAATGAGTCACCAATTGCGGGGGCGAATGATAATCCAATAACTAATGAAGAAAATCCGGATCAAATGTTAGATACATTTTTAAGTGGACATTATGTTATAGAAAATATTAATATTATATATGATATTGAAGAGGGTCTAACTCAACATGTAACATTACTTAGAAGAGAATGGCCAACTAGGATTAGTAATATTGAAGGTAAATTTAATCGCGCAGAGTAAATAGAATATATAAGCTATGGTAGAATTTAAAGGTATAGAATATTTTAGAAAGGGAACTACGTTACGTAAAGTAAACGAAGATCCTACTCTATTATCTTTTTTACTTCTTTTTAATAGAGGTAGTGTGGAAGATTCACCATTATTGACTAATAAAAAAGGTGGTGCTATGGATTATCTTGAAACCGTAGTTAATGTGGGTAGTGATAATGAAGGAAAAGGACCTGGTGCTAAATATGCCCAAAATCTTAGAAACTTTCAAAACCTTTTATTTAAAATTAATACTGAAATGCCCTGGTTTTGGGAATCAATTTCAGGCCTAGAGGGTACAATGCAATATAAAGGAATGAAAGATCCTTTTTGGGGCAAAGATAAAAAAATAGAGATTGAGTGTCTAGAAGAAAATGTAGAGCTAATGGCAACTACATTAATGAGATTATATAGAGATGCTTGTTTTGATTTTGAAAGATGGGTTGAGGTTATCCCTGAAAATTTAAGAAGATTTAGTGTAGATATTTATGTTACTGAAGTTAGAAACTTTCAACAAAAATACTCAGATAATAATACAGATCTTTTTGGTAATGCACCAAAGGGTAATGTAGATGATAGTGAAATAGATAGTGAAATGTTAATTGCACCTGAGATGTCAAGCCAAGCAAAGCCATTTTATCATGTACAATTAGGTCATTGTACTTTTGATATAGATTCTGGAAACGAAATGTTATCAGCACTGAGTAAAAACCCGGAGATGAAAAAACCTAAAATTAGTTTTTTATATCAAACTGTTCGAACTCCATCATATGCAATGGGTGCTAATTTAGGAGTCTTGCAAGAAGTTTTAATAGAACCTAATAATGGCGAAACACCTGCGTTTAATCCTAAGGATGCAATTTTAGGTGCAGCTAAAAGTAAATTTCAAAAACTTAAAGATAAAGCAATTGGCGGTACATTAGCTCAAGTTAAAAATTTAGCACAAGGTATTACTGGAGGCCCTGGTCTTTATAATGTATATCCAAATAAATTACTAGGAGGTGCGGCTGCTCAAATGGCTGGATCACTCGTAGATAATTTAACAGCAAAACTATTTCTAGATAATGTACATGGTGCTAGTGCTGCAAGTACAATTGCAGGCGCAATCTCACAAGGAAGTATAAATGGATTATTAAATGCTGCCGGACAATTAGCAGGAAATCTTGCTGGAGGTGGTAGTAATGCAATTGATGTACAAAAACTACCTAACATATTTGGTAACTTACCAGCAATTGATAGTAGCCCTGACGGTAATATATCTCCTAAAACGATATATGATCAAGTAGCCCCGGATCGAGATGATCCAATTAATGATAATGTTTATGGTGGTCCAAATACTGGTGTGGATTCAACCCCAGACGGTAACTTAAATGACAACATACATGAATAAAGATGAATTATTTGTAGATAATGCTAGAGATGGACATTGGATAGGTGAGGTTGTAGTTAATGAAGACCCACTTAATGATGGTAGATGTCGAGTTAAAGTGTTTGGTAAATTTGATTTGCTTCCAGATGAAGCGATTCCATGGGCTACTCCACAGAATAGAGAAACTCCAGGTGCACATGCAGTCCCAAGAGTTGGTGATATAGTTGCAGTGCGCTTTGATAATGGAAATATTTATCACCCAGAATACTGGTTTCAAGTAGATCAAAATGTAGAATTAAAAGAAGATATTCTTAACAACTCAGACGCACCATATGATGTTATAAGTTTAGTCTACGATGCTGAAAGAAACTTAAGGATATATCATTCACCGGAAGACGGCCTAGTCATCACACGCGGATCTGGAGCCAAGGAGCGACCAATGATTCAAATTGATGAAGAAGGTTTTATTAAGATTAGTACTGATGCTAAAATGTTTTTAGATTGTGGTGATATTTTTATTTCAAATACTGGCGAAGGCGGTGCTGATGAAGAACAGCCGGCGGTAAGAGGTCAGTCTTTACAAGATTGGTTGCAAATGTGGCTAGATGACTATAATACACATATACATCCAACTGGAGTAGGACCTTCTGGTCCTCCAATGCCACCAACACCAGTTGTTGTTGGACAACTTTCATCTACACATCCGGATTATCAACAAAGAAATAAGTAAATATGCCAGCAAATTGGGGAACTTTTATACCAAATGTTACGCAACTAATTGCAGGGCAATCATTCACAAACCCTGGATCTATTGCTAATGACCCGCCAAGAATAGGAGCTGGTGCCCCTCCTTACCCAGGAGCTGCTGCAGCTATTCCTAACCCTAACTTTGGAGTACCTTATGTCCCATTAGTTACACCAGGTGGTAGAAGAGATTTTGGTGAAGCTTTAGCACAAGAATATATTAATGCTATAAATGTGGCGCAAACTCCAGCCGGGGCTACAAGACAAGCAAATCCGGCTGCAGATCAAGCATTAATACTAGCATACGGAGAAGCATTTGAAAGACTCTATAGAGATGGAGATGTTGATTTAATGGACACTAAAGATGAAGATGGTAATATTATTAAAGAGGGTAAAGAAAGTAGTGAACCTTTTGCTGATTTATGCCCAGATCCAATTGAGGAACCGGATCCAATTGAGGAAGAGAAGAAGAGAAAGAAGAAATTTAATGCTTTTTTAGAAAAGTATAAAGACCAAGCTTCTCCTTGGGGACTGCATAAGTTTAAGTTTAGTGAATTTCACTGTATTGAAGATAACCAGCCACGAGCTGAAGTTGAAAAATTAATTGCAACTAAATTAATTAGAGAGTTTGAAGCTATTACATCAGCTTCTGAAAAAAGTGAATTCTATGATTGGGCTTTAAGATTAGGAAGCCTTTATTATGCAACCAGTGAATATTATTATTATAATATAACCTTTAGGCTAAATCGTACCATAGGGGATTATCCTTTTTTTAATGTAACTGATAAAACTAGGTCAGATATTACAAGCGCCGGCTATTCTTGGGAAGACCTGGTTAATAATGTATCGAAACTAGTTGTAGATTCAATAGGGATCTCATATCCAGTATATACCGAGCGACAACAAACTGGATGGACAAGTACATATAATTCTTTAGGCCACTATACTGGCCGAGTTGCAGTCTATAGCGATGTTAAAATAGAAAATATCTATAAAAGAATACAAGAAGGTATAAAAAGCGAGATGGTTGTACCGTGGCCATATGAGGACCCGGAGAAACCAGAATGCCCACTATCTAAATATAAGATTCAAGTATCTAGTACTGTTGATAACCAAAGACCAAAACTGTTAACTAATAATGTTATAGCATTCTTTTCATACGTAAGTAATAGAAGAGAAGTTTATACTGGAGTTGGTGATTATAATACAGACGGAGAATATTATTCAAAACATATTTATTATGATAAAAAAGATAATTGGGTTAAATCTAATTATGAAGAGTCAGAGTATAAAATCAAATGGTTAGGAGTTCCCACAGGTATATCTGGTAGTTCTACACTAGCGGTGCTTGATGTTAAACGAACTGGTGTTAATTCCGGGACGCTTTATAAATTTACAATACAATTAGCAATAGATGCTAAAAAGGCTGCTGATGAATGTGATGCTGAAGAAGAGATTCTAGATATTCCGTTTCAATACCCATCTGGAGATCCTTATGAAGAATTAGCAAATGCTACAATCACATATTGGTATTTACATTTAATACAACCATTTAAGGCAACGCCGCCAATGCCGCCGGCATTAAGCAACCTGCCATTGCAAGGTTTTTATATTCCAATATATTATGGAAGTGCAAATAGACTTGCAAAGGGAATAAGACGTTCGTTAAATAGTGGTAAAGCTTTTGATAAAGTACCGTTAACAGAACCGCCGGCAGTAGCAGTCGCGACTGCATTAGCAGCAACATATGCCCTACATTTATTAGAGTTTAAATTGATTTATCTTGGAGGTATTCCAGTTCCGCTAGTTCCTTATGTACCAATGATTGGGTTTGTTCCGGTTGCATTTTAACCCCAGTCTTTTTCAAAGGTATACCAATGGTCTGCGGACGCACAGTCTCTGCATGCATCAGCAACAAGTGTTACCTTATCTTCCATTGTTAACATCGGTAGAATGGCTCCTATGTGCATCTCGATTAACTCACTTGTCGGGATATACTCAGCAACATGATTTGCAATTCCAGTAACAAGTCGGTATGTGTTATCTTCTACAGAATTAAATCTAGTACCTTGATGATAATCCACATTAGGATCTGTCGTTGCTAGTTCCCATAGTTTTTCAATACCGATAAGATCTCTAACTTCTTGACAAATTCCTTGGATTGCATCCCTATGTTTAAGGACTGCCTGGTAACCGGAGCCACCGACTCCATTACACTTTACTTCATTTACATTAAATTTACTCATCATCTTTGTTTTGGTTTTAATGATTCTACTAATTTATCTGCTACTTTATTAGATAAAGTATCTACATTTAAGTCAGAAAGAGTTTGATGTGCTAATTTATATCCTTCTTGATGTGCCATTGATATTAACATTTTCAATGTCTCTTCACTTATTGTTATTTGTTTACTCATCTTCTTTGTTTTGTTTTTAATTAACATAATTCAAACTTTCTAGATACCCAACCGTATTTTTCAATACTGTCTGCATAGAACTCATCGTCACCATACATGAAATAAGCATCAGCCTGGTCTAACCAACGTAAAGCAGTTTCTTTACAGTCAGCTCCTACGGACATTACGTCCTTAACAGCTTTCTGAGCCCAAGCCTTTTCTTCGGCTGCCTGCTTTTCACTAACCTCAGAAAGGTCATTGATAAAATCAGTCAATTCCTGGAAAGACCAGTTGTGGAAGTTATACCCTCTGGGTCTAAATCCGTTAACATCTTTATAAAGATCCGAAACCCACATAAGAGCTTCATCGAATTGGCTTTGATTTGAAATAGAAAAAGTAGAAGTATTTGACATAGTTATTGTTTGTTTTTAATTACAGTACTAATATACGAATAATAATTGACATAAAAAAATCTAGAGGCAACTATTTTGCAAAAAGTTTTAAACATATATTTTAAGTTCTTCTAACGTCGTATGTTCATTAATATAAGTTTCTTCATTTAACCTTGCAACAAAATGAGTATTATTTACAATGTAATCTAAGACATCGTTTGAGTTTTTAAATTCTTTATAATTTAAAATAAGATAATCACACATGGATTTTACTCCACCATTAATATGTTCCCTATGAATGACCTTTTTAGATTTATAAAATGATTTTAATTCTCGGTGCATGTTAAACCACTGTGCACATGTCAATGGAGATTTTAAATCTAAACCAGCACCTTTTACTTTATTATATAGTCCTGAAGTATGTGCCATATAAAACTTATCATTAATTTCACGAATGTTACCTTGTACAGATCTACGAGTTACTGGATTTAGATTTCCTTCGTGTGCATTAATAGATCCCCATATTGCAGTTGCAAAATCTAGGCATTTTTGATTATTCTTTAATTCTTGATTTAAGTTTACCATAGTTGTTTAATTAATTACAGTACTAATATACGAATAATTATTGACATAAAAAAATTTAAAGGTACTTATTTTTTGTAAAAGCCAAGCTTCCTATAATAAAAAAGAAAGCTGATATATAATATGTTACACTTTTAATATAAAAATAAATGAACACAGAAAAAAAGAAAAGGACTAGAGTGACTACGGTATCTCTAGACAAAACGGTTGACAAACTTCCAGAACCGCAAATTGAAGTTAAAGTAGAAACCTCAGGATCCGACGAGGCGTTTTATGATGATAATGGCGAATTTATGTGGGACGCTTACGAAGCCACATGCCCATCAAGAACAAGAAAACCAAACCCACATATTAAGACTAAAAAAGGAGATAAAGTTTTCTCTAGGGAAACTTATGCCCAGAGCCTATATGATATTATGGAAAATATGGATCGTGAAAATCCTATGATTCCTGCACTTCATGAGGGTTCAATTTATGAAGGTAAAATATTTGGTATTAATTCAGAATTTATATCAATTGATGTTGGGTATAGAGAATTAGTTTACGTTAAATACGATAAAGAAACTGATTTAGTAAAAGCGTTACAACCAGGAGAAGAAACTTCAGTTTTAATTACTGTGTCAAAAAATAACACACACATACTTGGTTCAATTTCAGGTGGTGTTAAACATAAAGTGTTCTTAGATTTAAGAGCTGGAGTTGAAGAAGGTAATACAGCTTGGGTTGGTACTGTTAAAAGTATGATTGAAAACGGTGGTTATATTGTAGAAGTACAAGGCGTTGAATGTTTTATGCCAGGATCATTAGCAGGTATTAATAAACTACATGACTTTAAATCTATTATTGGAACTGAAATGTATGTTGTTCCGGTAAGCTTCTCACCAGACAGAGGAACTATAGTGGTTTCACATAGAAAATATTTACAAGCTATGATTCCAACTGAGATTCAAAATATCAAAGATGATATGGGAGTTGAATGTGTTGGTAATGTTACTGGAACTGCAAAATATGGAGTCTTTGTTGAATTTAATAGATGTCTGACTGGTATGGTTCATATAAATGATTTAGATGACGCAACTTTGCCGGCCTTTAAGTCTAGGGATATTAAACCAGGTGATGAAATTAAATTTAAAGTAAAGGATATTATTTCAAATACTAAAATTACGTTAACTCAAAAGGATAACGCAGTAGTAAACCCATGGAATGATATTATATCTAGATATCAAATTCCATGTAACGTTGAGGCTATTGTTAAGACGAAAAAAGAGTACGGGCTATTTATAAATATTGAAGATGGAGTTACAGGTTTGTTACATATTAGTGAACTTGAAGATGGCTTAATGGATGTCTTTAATGCTGGTGATAAAATCACAGTCCAAGTTACAAGAATTGATACGGAAAGCAAAAAGGTATTTTTAAAGATGCCATAATAACTAAAGTGTTTTAAGCGTGATATATATTCAAACGTAATATCATACTCTAAGATGCAAAAATTAAATAAGAATTCAGATCGCAACTCTATACTGAACGCAGCGCTAGTAGGTGTAGAGTTCGAATTCTATTCTAATATCGGCCTAGAAGAGACTCGAAAATCATTGAGTAAACTCCTAGGCCGACCTATTAGGCTTGAGACTAAAGCACATTCTGATTTTCAACCATCTGCTGATGAGTTTAAATTAGAACCAGACATGTCTGGTGGTAAAGGTTTAGCTGAGCTAGTTACAGGTCCAGTTCCATATAGAAACGCTAGAATTATGATTTCTAATGTTTTGGATTGGATCGACAAAAACGGCTACACTAACGAAAGGGCTTCGATACATATCAATCTTTCTTTTGATAAAAAGTATTTACAAGATCCTGTGATGATTTCAAAAATGAATGTTTTAAAATTTATTCTTGATTTTAATGAAGATCAAGTTTATAAATTCTTTCCTAAAAGAGAAAAATCCGTCTATGCAAAAAGCATTAAATGGATTATGCCTAAAACTGAAGCCTACTTTTTTGATGGTAGTAATATTTCATCAATGAGTTATAAATTTGCAGACACTAAATACTATGGAATTAACTTTTCTAAAAAAGAGAGCAATTATCTAGAGTTTAGA